ACCTCCGTTGGATCCACCATTGCCACTCCCATTCCCATTGCCACCATTCCCAGAACCATTACCATTACCATTACCACCATTTTTCTTACCTCCATCATCATTATCATCTTCTTCTCTACGAAGATATCCACCAAATCCCACACGATATCCACTAGGAATTGGTTTACATTTTTTGTCGGTGTGACAGTAATAATATCCCTGCTTACACTTTTTCATCAATAAAAAAGTAAATTACTCTTTATTATTTAGAAAACCTTGCTTTAGCATTTTTTGAAGTTCTGAAGTAGAACCTACAAATACTGCGTTATTGGTGACGTTGTTTGTGGTTTTTTTAGATTCATCTTCAACATCTTTTAATTTCTTTTGTAAATCAATCAACTTGTCGGTGGTGTCCGCAACACTCTTAATTAACTGTCCAGCAACCTCATATGCTCTCGGACTGCCTCCTTCACCTGCTACCTCCATAATGCCGTTAATTGCTTCCTGACCCTTTTCTATAAGGGAGTAGAGGTTAGCACGACTATAGGTATAATCTTTTTCTATATCATCTTCCTTAGATTTGACAATCTCAGGTTTTTTAATCGGTTTTGTTTCCACAATATCACTCTCAATATTCAGAGCATTATCTATAGAATCATAATTATTATCCATGATAATCAAATATCCTCTTGTCTAGTGGGACTATAATCTTTAGAATCTGGTAAGAAAGTCCATTCTTCAGTAAATCCAAAATCGTCATCAGGTTCTGCAGTAATTGGTTTTGGAACAGCAGTATATCTCACTTCCCTTGTCGCAGATTTTGTATCTGTATTTGAAGAAATATCAACTTGAACTTTTTTGATAAGTCCATCAGAAGAATCTGCAATAGGACCAAAGAGATAGGTTTTTGCAGTAAATCTTAAAGTGTAAATAAGTGCTCTTCTTGTTTGAAATGAACCCTCGTAATCATCTTGAAAATCAATACTATCTAAAACAATAGGAACATCTCTTTTTTCTCCAATAGAACTGACAAGATCTACAGTTAAATTAAATGATGGTTGAAAATATGGAAGTATCTGCTCAATAATTTGAAGTGCATCATCATTTAACTTACTAAAAATATTAAGTTCAAATCCAATGTTATATGGAACTGGCATAAACACCTTCTTAAGTTTATTATCTGAGGTATCTTTTGCCTTAAATGTTTGAACTATGCCAGTTTTTCTAGTAGAGTCATATTGAATACTGGTCATTTCAAATGACATTCTTGGAAGAGTAATTGCTATTGGTTTTGATAAATCTTCTTGTTGCTCCAATTTTGCCAAGAACTTTTGCATGGGTCCATAGGAAAGACCTACTTTTGTGTCATCTAAAACACTACCATCTTTATTAAGATGTTTTATCGAAATATTATTAAATAGTGTTCCAAAACTAATAATAGTTTTTCTTATAATTTCGTGATAGTAATAAGTTCCTAACATTAATAATTACCAAATGGATTTGACTCTGTAAAATCTAATATATTATCTGCTTCTATTTCAATTATTTCATTATCATCATACGAATTTTCATAACTATTTGCATCATAATCTGATATTACATATCTTGCAGATGATATTGAACCAACAATGATTTCACCGACACTAAATGCACCATTATTTATTGCCACCCTAAGATTGTAAATTTTGGGGTTGCCAGCTGTTGCTGGAGTTATTTTATACTCTCTTACCACGGCTGTTGTTCCTGATAATTGTCCGGTTACAGTTTCATTATAAACAAAAGTTCCAACTCCAACTGTTGAAAATCCAGCAAAAGAAACATCTGGTGCTTGAGTATATCCAATACCCGGATTTAATATTCTAATAGAATCTATTTTCGTTTCTGCATCTACTCTTGCTATAGCAGTTGCAGTTACTCCAGTTCCAGGACCACTAATTGTAACAACAGGATTTATTGAATATCCAACACCTTTATCAGAAATTGTAATAGAAGAAACAGATTTACTCGTCGATCCTCCTATTGAACATGTGGCAGCTGCTCCAGTTCCTCCTCCACCACTAATAGTAATTACTGGTGCAGTTGTATACCCAGTTCCAGCATTTGTTAATTCTAATCTTAAAACAGATGTAATATTTGATCTAGTCGTTGTAATAGCAACCGCAGTAGCATTTGTTCCTCCTCCTGGTGCAGATGAAATTTCAACTGTTGGAGTTGACGTATACCCACTACCATCATTATCTAAGAATATTTGATTTATTGCTCCAGAAGAAATTTGTGCTGTTGCTACGGCTGTTGTCGATGATCCTACCAAAGTCAGAGATGTAATATAACCTTCATCTTGAACTGTTTCATCAATTTCTTCTATGGGAGTATCAATAATTTCATTTTCATATTCATACAATTCGCATTGCAATTCGTAAATATAAGTTTTACCTAGTTGATAAAATGGTTTTTCGTGCTCAACTCTTTTAATTTCAAATAATCTCTCACCTAAAGGAAAATATATTAAATCACCTTCTCTTGGTCTAGTTATAGTTTTATATTTTTCTCTATCCGTTAAAAAATCATTATCTATTGCTTCATTTCTTGTTGCTAAAAATTCAGAAATAAAGTCTTCAAATCTTTCTCTAGAAATAACAAGTCTTATTTCATTTTTTAATCTCAATCCAAATTTTGTCATAATATCAGAATCTGGTGCATATCCTTCATAGTTGTCAATATATGCTTCTATTACAAAAGAGTCATCGAACTTGGATGATTCAATTTCTCCTAAAATATTATCAGTTCTGAATACTGCTCTTGGCAGATAAAAAACTTCTACTCCATATATTTTTAATTGTTCATTAATTAAATCCTGAACTAAAAACTGTTCAGAAGAAGATCCTTGTAAGAAATAAGAATTTAAAGTCATAATAAATTATCCTATAAAATCTAAGGGAGGAATTTCATACTCTGTAGACATTCTTTGTCTTATATCATCTAATTCTCTTTCAGCATCTTCATATAATTGTCTCCCATTTAATTCAATACCACCTGGCAATTTTACTCCATTAAATTTAATAAGATTCTGTCCCCATTGTCTTTTTATCAAAGCAGTTAAGTATTTTTTAACAAAACTGTCATTATATACTTGAGTAAATGAATCTGGATCTAATGCTCTGTAGCACTCTAAAACTAAGAAAGTGTCTTTAGATTGTGCTCCCCAATCTATGTCCAAATATAACCTATCTTGTCTTTTATTAAATCTTATTTGCTTATCAGTTGTAAGTAAGAAATCAATATCTTCTAGATATGATTTGGTCATTGAATACTGTAAAAGATTTACAGAATTAAAATAATATAAATCATTCAAAAATAACTGATATTTGATACTAAACATTCCTGCAGAAATTGAACTAGTATCAAATTTAAATACTTTTTCAACTCCAATTACGGAGTCAGGAACTTGAATAAAATTAGAATTTTCATACCAATTTGATGTTATTGCTCCTGTGGTAGTTCCTATTCCACTAATAGCAGTTGATTCTGCAGTTGTAGTTACAATACCAACTCCAGACGTACCTGTTGCTTTTCCTCTATCAATATCATCCTGAGTAATTTGATGTTTCAGATACATTTTTTCGACACCATCAAAGTGCCTTTCATTAAAATACTGAATAGCATCATCTACCAAATCATCAATTTGATCATCATCAACATTAATTTCTAATACCGGAGCACCTAATTTTCTTAGACAATAATCAACTAATCCTTTTCTACTGCTTGGTTTTGCCATCAGTATTCTCCTCCATCTATAAGTCCGGCAGTTAATGTTCCATCAACAAAAACGTTTTGTTTAAAAGTTGCTATTCCTGAAAATGTGGCAAGATTACTTACATTTAAAGTAACTGAAGTAATTAAACCAGCAAACTTTCCATCTCTCCATCTTTGAGTGCTGATACCAATATCATATGTATTATCAGTATTTGGAACTAAATTGGATACAAATTCACCTCCAACATCGATATCATCACCAGTAGAATCACCAATTCCAATCGTACCACCTCTGAAAACTGCGTTTCCGATGAAATTAGAACTTCCGGCAACTTCAAGATTATTACCAACAAATAAATTTCCACCAGTGGTAGTTATTCCACCTTCTGAACCTAAAGTGGAGACTCCAGTAATTATTAGTTGTTTTGCTTCAAGAGGACCATCTACTTCTAATTTTTTGGTCCAAATACCATTTATACCACTGAGGGTTACTCCAGTACCAACATAAACTAAATCATTATCACCATCAATAGTAACAGTCCCTGTACCAAAAGTTGCAATACCAGCAACGTTCAAATTTTTACCAATTCCAACACCACCATCAACTACTAATGCTCCAGTTGATGGTGAAAATGATTGTGAAGTGTTATCAATAACACTTGTCATTATGAATGTAGAGCTTGGATTATCCCAAACTAAAATTACTCCATCAATATTTCGACTATCAGTATTTACATCACTTAAATTAACTAATTTGGAAGAAGCTGCAGATTGTTGAGATAATACCTTTACAACATTTTGCGTTCCAACTCTAGCTTTTATAGTAGGCATTACCTAGTTACCCCTCCTCTTACTATTGCAGAACCTTCAACAACTTTTACAATAGATGTTCCTGCTGTCAATCTTATATCATAAACATATCTACCTTCTTTTAAATTGACGGTAGTGGTTGCGGGCAATGATATAAAAATTTTCCCTGCTGTTTCGTCCAAAATAGAAATATTAAAACTGGTTTTATTTGAACTAGAATAACTTTTTCTAAGTTGTGCGATAGGATTAGAATAATTACTAAGGTTTAATGGTTCAGTGGTGGATATATTTTCCAATTCAAATACCGCTTCAAAGTCAAACCCTTGCTCAATGGTTAAATTGGATACAAATATTGCCATTATTATATTTGATTAATATACCTTTAGATATTTATATCTTGAATGTTCAGAGGTAAATTTATTTTTTACCCCTTTACATTTAAAACTTGTTTCAACAATAATTTTATTTCTTCAATATCCTTTTTCATATTATCTAATTCCTCTTTTTGAGATTTTTCGGATTCAATTTTTTTCAATCTTTTATTATATCCAATTGTATCATAATTTACAATTGCTCCAGTATCCTCATCTCTGTAAAGATGAGGATGGTCTTTAACTTTGACTAGTTTCTTCATTTTAATGCTAAAGTTCTGAGATCTCTAATTATTGGATAATTTGCCTGACTTGTAGATGACATCACTATTTTAATTCTATATCCACTAAAATCTTCTAAGTCGTTTGCAGTAAATTCATATTCTAAATACTGATTTCTTTCACTTGCAGGGACTCTAACATCAGGTCTACCATCATTTAATGATTCATTTACAACTTTTAGGGAACCACTAGAAGTTAATTCTAAATTATTAAATCCTGGGAAAAGTTCAAACTCTTGCTCTACTCCCACAGAGTCTTCTCTAACCAAACTATATAGAACTCTTATATCCGAAAATTCTGGTCTATATGCTGTCAATATAACTTTAAGGGAAGATGCAGGTTGTGCAAGATTTATCACATTAGAAACATAAGATGCTTCATGAGGATCATTATTAATAGAGTTTACTCTAGAATCATTAGCATAATCTACTATCGGACTATTAATATCATCAGAAATAAATTCTACTGTAGAATCATCCGTGAATATCATAGGAGAAAGATTTTCATTAGTTGTATTTAAAGTTAACATAGAATTAAACGATCTTTTTCCAACAACGTTCTCAAATTGTGATTTATTTAATTCATTCACTCTAGAACAAACCATACGAACAGAGTTCAAATCATTTATTTGATTGGGTACTACTGGTTCCAATTTATTTTCTAAAGTAAATGATAATTCACTTCCATCAATACTAGTTCCAGTTGTGGTTCTAATATTAGCACTTACAGAAGTTTGTCTTCCGGGAGATAGAATATTAAATCTCGGATTAATTCTGTTAAACATTATATTTTCTGTAGCTTTAATATTATTTCCTCCACCAATCAATCCAGATGTAAATGATACCTGTGGAACTGTACCACTATCATTTGACCTATTTCCTCTGGCAACTTCTACGTAGTAAGAATCACTTTCAATTCCTATATCAGAAATATCATGAACTACATTATTAATCCTTCTTAATGAAATTCCATTAAATTCATACTTTGTAACAGCATCATCGATAAAGTGAGGAACTATTACTGTTCCATCTACACCTCTAGAGTCAATAGTTAATTTATTTGTATTAACATCATTATATGCAATAATTTCATCTCCAACTTTAACATATCCAATATTTCCACTATTAACCGGTTGACCTTCAAAAAATTCAAATAACGAAGAATTATTGGCAATTTCAATCTCTGAAGATGAAGAATTTAGATTTGCTGTTAAAATTTCTGATGGAACATCTGATTGAACATCTAATAATTTTAATTTATTGTTGTTAGCATACATTCCATGATTAAAATGTTGAACTTGGAAGAAATTACCGGAAAATACTCCACCTTCTTCTGCAGTTCTATTAGTTAAGTGTGTTGTTCCTAGAGATACCACAGTGGAATTTGATTCAAAATATGCTAAATCTTGTGTTCCACTGGTTCCATTAAATGCTTTTCCAGAACCAACTTCACCTTGAACATTGGTCAGATATAGTGTATCAATTCCAGGAGCCTGAGTAATAGTGATAATTGCATTTTTACCAGTTTCATTTGCACCATTTACGATTTCTACTTGGTCACCTACTCGATATCCATTTCCTCCATCAGCAATTGCCACACTAGTAATAGCTCCACCAGCACCAGCAGTAATATTTAAAGTTAGTCCAGAACCTCTACCAAAAATATTATTGGTAGCAACACCATTACGTGATGTATAATTTGTGCCACCAACTGTAACATCAGGTGTACCGGTAGCAACACTACCAACATCTCTAATAATTCCGAAACTATTTCCTACAGCACCTTTAATTCTTCTACCAGGAGTTAAAATACTTACCAAAGGATGACTATTAGAAGCAATTGGAGTAATACCAAGAGTTATATTTTTTGGCAATGCTGTTATAGCATTTTCTTGTAATGTAGGAACATATCCATTACTAGTATCAAGTGGAGGATTGGCAAAGTGTGCAATACCAGAACTTGAAGTAAATCTTGCCTTATAAAGTTTAAATTTAAGATCCGATTCTTGTGCTGGAGTCCATGTTGATCCATTTTGAGACTTGAACAAACTTCCCATTGCAAATTGTTTGGAATATCTGACTATTTCTGATTTTGGAAGATTTTTAGTTTCTATTGTACGTTGGCCCATTTTTGCTGTCCAAACTTCATATTGATCAGAGTTTGGTGCAAGTAAAACAATCGCATATTCTTGTCCTGGGGCAAGATAAATTGGATATTCAAACGTAACTCTAGTTGCTGCTGTTGCTTTTTCTGATACAGAAATTTCGTCTGGAAGTAAAGTTTTAGGTTCTCCAAGTACATTTAAAGTTGGAATTCCCAATTCAACAGTTCTTATCTGTACAGTAAGTGGTTGATTACCTTCTGGTTTTGAACCGAAAAATAAATCCAATTCAGTTAAGAATACACCATTATCGTCATCATTATCTCCACTAAAGTCTGGTGCTTCAATATCCTTTCCAACTGTAAAAGTTTGTGCTAAAGGATCTTCTCTTTCTGCTCTAGTATTTGTTCTAGTTATAGTATTTGTAAGAGTGGTGGTATTAGTATTGATATTAGTAGTAGTGTTGGTAGTTACATTGGTAGTTACATTAGTAGTTACTTGCTGCGTTCTCCGGAAAGTTCCGTTTGCAGTGTAAGTTGCATCTCCGGCAGAAATAAGTGTGCTTCCAGGTAAGGGAGTTTTATTTGTAGAACTACTAGTCAATCTATAAGTTTTCTTACCAGTAAGAATTCTGGGATTTGGTGCTGGATTTGTATGTGGATTTTTAATAAAGAAAGATCCAAATACCGTTCCATTAACATCAGCTACTAATCTGAGATTTTTCACAAATGCAACCGCACCACTAGATTGTCCAACTATTTTTGAACCTTTTTCAACATATCCATTAAAATTACCTTGTGCTTCGTCAGATAAAGCATTTAAATCAATGTTTATAGTTTTAGATGATTGACTATATCCATCTGGTATAAATTCCAATTTTTGATATGGATTGGTCGTATATGTAGTTTTAGGAGAATTAAATTTTCCAGTTTTATGATTAGATTTTGCTAATCTAAATGTTCCTATTACATTTTCTCCACTGTATACTTTTACAGTTTCTCCCATTTGGAATGAACCATTTAAAGATCCAGAATTTTGCAGACTATTTGAGTTTGCAATTTCAATTAATTTTGGAATAAAACTTAAATTACTATGACTATCAAAGAACTGATAATGTCTTTGAAGAGGTCTAAAAAGATGTCCAAAGAATGAAACATTTCTGGAACGAATATATTTTTCTCTTCCAGAAGAAACAAGAACAGTTCTAGTCGTAGAAACTGTATTACTTACTGTATTACTTACAGTATTACTAGTAGTTGTCCTTCTAAGACTACTAGATAAACTTGAATTTGTAATTCTAGAATTAGGTCTAAAGTTATCAAAATCATCAGGAAGTAATCTTATAGTTCTATTAACAGTAAGTTCTCTATTTCTGCTTAAAGTTACATTTCTTTCTCTGTTTATTGTTCGATTTACCGTTCTGTTTATTGTTCTTTCAACAACACGAGGTGGAAGTTTAATAGTTCTTACCCAAGTATCCGTGTTGGGGGAGAGTGTTACTAATCCATTATATTCAATGACATGAAACGGATTAACATTCTCAAGTTTTGTTGCTAAAGATTGATTTATCCAATCTATAGAATCATATTTTAAAGTAACAACATTTCCAGTTTTTTGTACATTTGAATCAAATAAAGTATAATTCTCGGATAAATCTAAATCAGATTCTGAAATTTCTACTGAAGGAACTAATCTTTGTTTCAGAGAATTTCTCATTGCGACGGGTCTAAGTTCCCCACCAATAATACTAGCAGTTGTTAAACTATCATCAGATAAAGATCTATTATCAAAATTATCAACAAATATTCCACTCTTAAATCTATTATTTCCATCAACATCTTCTACAGTTAAAGTTTCTGTATTGAGTTCTAGTAAACTTAAAGATGTAACTCTTTCTAAGTTTGAAACTCTATCCTCAATATTTCCAATATCTCTCATAGTATATCTTCTATTATCTATTGGAGCAATAGAAGCATCATCTGGATTATAAAGATATGGAGGAAGGGTGATTTCTGCTAATTGCATCATATCACTATCTTCATTTGTTGGTGGTACGGGTTCTATAGAAGAAGTACCTTTTCTTACAATAACACTTCCAAATTTATCAAGATATACTCTATCAATTCTAGGTAGATAGAAATCATATCCAACAAAAGATGATTCTCCAGGTTTTAATGTTAATTTGGGTTCATCTCCAAAATTTCTAGAACTGAAGTCGAATGGAGATGATGTTGTACTAGAAAAATTTTGTACTCTTGGTCTAAAATCTAAAGTATCAGATGCTCTGATGCCGTTTACACCGATGGAGGGAATATCATCAGTAAATCTGTCTGCATCATAACTGAGAACTGTAAATACATCTCCTTCATCGGATGATGGAACTGTATAATGATCATAGACAACTAAAAGTTTCCTTTCTGGAGTTTGAATTCCAACTCTAATTAATCTCGAAAAATCATAATATTCATCTCTTTGACCTTTATCTAAATTGAAATTATTTGTAATATTTTTATATTTTCCTAAAGTTATTGCTTCTAACTTAGAAATTATTCCAGATTCACTAAATTCTACATTTTCTCCTACAGTGAATCTTTCATTATTAAGATAAACAATTCCAATATTATTTGAAGGAATTGGTGATTCTACTTGTGAAGATGAATTTTGAACAATTCTTGCTAGAGATCCACTATCCTTACCGATGATATTTTCGCCAATAATTGCATCAGAATCTATTTGAGATAATGAAGAAAATTGAAGTCTATCTAAAATAGGATCGGCAGTATTTGTAGACTCATATACTGCAAGAACTTTAGCAACATCAGGGACATTTAAAGAAATTTGTTCATCTTGAATTCTTAAACCATATGCTTCCGAATTATAGGTTAATCCATCACCTTTTGAAGTGTTGGTATTAATTCCAGAATTAGAAAATTTAGAAAAACTTACAATACCAACAGTGCTTCTCGTATATTCTTTAATTTTACTTTCAATATTATTCTTATCAAGAGTTACACTAATAATGCTATTTCCACTACCAGAATTTAAATTAGTAATAGCAATACCAGTTCCTCCACCAGTAACTGTAAATGCATCAGAAGTTATTGTTCCAATTCCACCAGTTGAATCGGAAATTAGATATCTTTCTTGATCGAAAGATTTATAGAATGAGCTAGTAAGTCCTGTATTAGATTGATTTAAAGTAATTGAAGTTGCAGTAATATTAGAAGCAATTTGTTTTGATATTGCTAATTTGGAATCTGATAAATTAATTGAAGAAATATTAGCATCTGGAAGAGGTACATATAAAGATGCATTAGATGCGTTTCTTAAAACCGGAACTGCCAGTTCAATTTCATATTCTCCATCACCTGCCTTTGCTCCATTATAAACACCACTAACACTTGGACTGACAGCTGCAACTGTTATTGTAGTTAGATTGCCACCTACTGTAGTAACTCTATTATATCTTATGTCTCCACTCGTTCCATCTTGATATCTGATAATATCATTTTCCTTAATGCCCTGAAAGAAATTGCTGGGACTTGTAAATACTCCCGAAGACTCGACAAAATTTGCTTTAGTAATTCCTTCAATTTTTCTCCTACTGAGAACACTATCCGATTCAAACTTCGAAAATCCGTTTGCTGCAGCTCTAGCAACTGATTTAATATCTCTTACACCATAAACATCAAAACTCTTCAATGCTAATGAAGCATCAACTCCATTAATTGTAATTTGCTCATCAGCAACAAAAGTTCCTGATGTTTGATAAACATTTATTACAGCAGTATTATTACCTGCCGCAACTGCAAAACCACTTGCTCCACTACTCTTGCCTTTCACGAAAGATGTTGCTGGAATTTCGGAAGCAGATACAGTTCTATTAAATGTTAATTTAGTATATGTCTGAATATCATAAAGATATAAATCAAATTGAGTTGTGTCACCAGAATATTGAGAGTCAGTTAAATTAAATGCATAAACTCTGGCAACACCAACTTTAGTGCTATCACCTGCAGATGCACCCAATACAGAATGAAGTTCTACAGTTTTATTTTGTTCCGGAGTGCCTGTAACATTATTAACTCTCAATAAATGTCCCATTTCAAAGGGAATATTTAAACTAGGAATGTTTTCAGTATCTCTTGGTTTTTCGACATCAACTGTTTCTGTTGAATCCAATTCAACATCATAACCTGCAACATATGCTTTTCCAGGTGACACTTGAACGCACATCAAGTCATCATTTGGAGTATTTCCTTCGTCGGTTACTTCATTCTCTAGAAATACACCATCATTATCAATTCTATTATTCAATGAATCGAGAACATTAAGTCTAAATTCATCAACAGTATAATGTCCAGATTCATCAAAAGTTCTTGTTGCAATATAGTCTCTAATTATATTATAAACAGATTTATCGACTACTTTTTTTAATTTACCGTCATCAACTCTGAGAATCTCTATAAAGTCTGTATCATCAAAATCTGTTAAAGATTTTTTGACCAAGGTTAATGAGATTTTAAATCTATCCGCACCTGGTGCCGCAAAATTTGTAAATCCTTTTGCATTATCATATAAAGAACTATCGTCTTTTGCTCCAACAATAGTTTCAGTTACTTTTAGTCCGACTCTATATTTTGGATTATTTGTATAGTAGTCTAAAATGATAGATTGTTTATTAACAGTAACAAAATTTCCTCTTACAAAATAAACTCCTTCATCTATAGATACATTAGATCCTGTAAATAATGCATCTTCGGATAAAATAGAAGCAAATGGAGTTCCAGAATTGATTGTTATACTACCATAACTTACATTTTCAGATGCAGTTAGTTGTTCACCAGGTTGAAAAGTAGTTGATTCTGAATCATTACCCGCTTCAGAATATTTTATATATATTGTTATATTATCGACATCATCACTATCTGTTGTAAAAGCAACTTCTTTAACGGTAGCACTTACACCAGACGATCTTCCTGTTATTACTTTTCCAACGAAATTGCTAATATAGAGAGAAATATCTACTCCCAAATTTACAGAATTTAATTTTACTGCTTGGTATTGATTATCAAAAGTTGTGGATCCAGGAAGAACCATAGAACCTTCTTTAAATATATTACTTCCAAAAGATTCTATTTGATTTTGTAAAATAGACTGAAGAGTAGTTAATTCTCTAGCCTGAACTGGAAATCCTGGTTTGAATAAAACTTTATAAAAATTTTTACTTGCATCAAAGTCATCATAATATGGACTGATATTTAAGTCTGTTTTTTGTGCCATCTTTTTTTAGAATTCCAGAATGATTTTAACGTCTTCTTTTTGCCTAGAGTCTCTTTGAACAATTGGTCGATTGTCAATGTAAATTATATCCCCTGTCTTCTTATTTATCTCAGGATTTGCAAGTCCTTTTGAGAAAGTAACTCCCAAATTAATTTGTTTAGAATCGACTGTCATTACACTACCACTAAAGTCGGTAATTACTCCGACAGAAAGTGGTTTATCAGAAACAAATGGACATACATCAATATTATTTGGATTATCTCTCTGATCAATAGGAGGAACACTGCCAAAATATAAAGATCTATCTTGATAATATTTTAAAACTTTAGTTTCACTATCATAAGAGGCAATATATCCCTTAGCAACTTTACCATTATCTTGATCCTGTGTTATTGTGTCGCCAATACTCACTGATACTGCACTATCTAATGCAATAGAATAAAGGGACGAAAATTCAGTTCCTGTAAAAGTTACTCCTGTTCCTACTTGATTTTCTGAAAATGTTTCTGGATTTTTTATAATTCCTACTTGAGAAAATTTTGTATCTATAGGAAAATCTTTAGTAGAATCATCAAATCTGGCATAAAGTAATACTCTATCAGATCCTAACTCCGTATAGATATCAGAACCATGACCTTTAGATGGAGGAATAATTGGTATTAATTTAGATCCAACTCCACCAGCATCCTTTAAATCAACAATTCCATAGGTATATCCTTTTCCACCTTGTGTTACGATAACTCCTATGATTTTTCCATTAGTGTCTGTTGTTATAGAAACCTGACCTCCAGTTCCATCACCTATGATATTTGCTGTAAACCCATTGGTATATCCTTGACCACCTTCTTCAATGTATACTGTTTTGATTTGATTATTATTAATGCCAGAGTCACCACCTTCTCTAATTATTTCAATGTCAGAATCTGTGGTGGTTAACCAATCATTTGGGACAATCAAAAATTCTGTAGAATCAAATTTAATAACATCCGAAGGTAAAATTTTAAATAAAAATTTCCACTTATATTTGTCAGAATATAATACTGGTTCTACATCAGTATGTGTTGGTTCAATAGTTGACTGAGGTACAGTTGGATTAGTTCCTGAAGTTCCATTCTCAATACAAATATAAACTTTGAATTCACTTGTAATTATATAATACTTTGCATCATACAATCTTAAAGATTGACTAACCGAAGGCAAATTATCTTGTCTATAATCATGCCTATACATGTCATACTTATCATTTTGAACCCACTCAATCTTTTTTACAACTCTTCGAGCATTTTCTGAAGTAATTTTTCTGCCAAATAAACTTGTATCTCTATAGTGAGATAAGTATTGAAAATTATCTACAGGATTATTAGTCGAACTCGTATTCCAATCATCGAGTCTACCAAATCCAACTGAAGCTGGAGTTGGATTTGATAATCCTAAAAATGCATAATAAGAATTATTACTGATAGACTCTACAAAAGAACCAGCATTCAATATTCTAAATTGATCTGTTACGAATGCAGCCATATTAATAGTTTTTTAGATATTTATACGATAAAATCAAGATACAAATTTTGGAAGTGCACCAGTTTGTCTGATTCCAAAATTCTTTCTTTGAATTGTTGGATATGTTGACAATCCAGATACTATGTTTCCAGAGACACCTATAGATATTGGATTTGAAGATCTTGTGAGACCTGCGGTAGAATTTAATCTTCCCCAAGAATATCTTCCAACGGGATTTGATGTGTCTCCCGTAGTTCCTATACCAATAATATTAGAATCAGATTTTACGTTACATGTAATAATTCCAGTTTGACTTATATTGGACCAATCTGAAATATAATAAACATTATCCAAGAAGGTTGTGCCAATTGCGACAACTTCAGAATCTGAACTATCAATTGATGTAACACCACTACCAATTTTAGTGTCATAGATATAGATTGGATAACCAGTAGAAATTCCAACAAATGGTACTGGACTGGTATCTTGTATTGTAAATTGTAGTGCTAGTGGATTTCCTCCGATTCCTGTAGTTGTTGTAATTCCGGTCATAATTCCAGAGAATCCCGTAATTTCATTAAATCCCGTAATTCTTTCAATATTTAAATCTGGAGTTTCTGCAAATATTGTAGGAGCAACTGTATATCCAGATCCGGGATTAGTTATTGTGGTTCCAGTAACTACTCCGTTAGTAACAGATGCTGTTGCCGTTGCTGTTGTTCCTATTCCGACAAATTTCAATTCTATGGTTGTTTGATTTGAAAGATATCCAAAACCAGGATTTTCTGTAGTTATGCCAGTAACAGATCCGTTTCCATCAATTGAACAAGTAAATGCAGCAGAAACTGGATTTGTGTCTTCTACTATTAAGGCACCAAAACCAGATTGTGGTTTATCATTAAATTGGGAATTATTTGGAGCAAAATTTCCATCTTCATATTCAAACAACTCTATACTATCAACAAAAATTTGATTATCTGTTGTTGATACATCTTTAATAATTTTTGCAGTTGGGAATATTAATGGTTCTAGTATATTCCTAGATTTATTTACAAACTCTCCATTTACTTTTCTGGAAATTTTTTGTTTAGTCCAGGATACTGGTTTAAAGTTTGTACCATCGACTCCAGGACCAGAATAACGATCTGTTTCAACAGTGTCTGAAGATACTATATTGTAGGTCACTCTCTCATTTTGTGTTATTGTATTTGGAATAGAATTGTTACTTAAAACTTGAAGAATATCTCCAGTTTCTATCGATGGTGCAATATTAGATACTACCTTAGAATCTGAACCCCTAACACCTTTAAAGAAATAGATTTCAACTTCATCACTTTCTAAAGGTGCTGTTGTGAAAGCAACTGTAGTTCCTCCATTGAAAATAAAATTAATTTCAGGTTCTTGAATAACACCATTAATGAAAATAACTAACACATTATTAATATTTTTCTGAAGTGCTGATCCCTCTTCAAATTCAAAACCTATTAATTCTTGATTATATCTAAGAGGGAATCTCGTTCTTTCTCCATCTTGAAGTTGTTCGATTGAATCGATATAATCCAATTCTCCAAATTCCCAAGCAGCAAAATTATCTGAATAAGTTTCAATTACATTTAAAGTAAAATCTGATAATGGAGAAGATAAATTAGAATCTGTAACTAGACCCACAGGTTTGAATACATCACCTCTCTGGAACGAATATCCAGACCTTGAGATTTTAAATTCTTTTACCTCAAAATAGGTTGAACCTATTCCTGTAGTAGAAGAACCCCCAACTTCAAGATCCAATAATAAACCAATTCCAGTATCTGTCGTTGCTCCAACTCCAAGTCTAGAAACACCAACAATAGGAAGATTTTCATATGATGGATCAGATACAAATATTTGTGGGTTTGTATATCCAGTGCCACCAGCATCAACATTAAATGTTAGTGAACCACCAGCACCAACATTTGCAGTTGCTGTTATTGTTGCTGTAGTGCCATTATGTTCCGCTTCAAAAACACTAATTCCTATAGAAACTAATCCATTATATCCAGATCCAAGATTGTCGGTGGTTCCTAATCCCACAGATACAATAGACCCATCAGAACTATCAACGACAGCAGTTACAGAAGCACCTACAAGAGGAGCAAAACCAAGTCCAGGGGTAGATCCATAAGAAACTATAATTCCACCTCTTGGGGTTTCGTTCTCGTTGATATCAACTTCAGATGTAAAAATTTCACTAACATTATCAGGTCTTGCGATTCCAGAAAATTCTACAGTTGATATTCCCGAATTGGAGTCTTCAGTAATTTCATAATTAAATTGTAGTGGGTTGTTAGCAGTTTTTGGTGATTGATAAATGTTATTAATGAATATAAGACCATTTCCACCACTAGTTCCAATACCAACTGAGTTAGAACCCTCAACAGTTAATGCGAAAGTTCTTCCTATTCCAGTAAATTCGTCAGAAATATCGTCATAAACTTTATTAGAATCGTAATTGGATTTTAAGAAAACTCTACCAGTAAATGATGATTGCTCATAATCCAGATTAAATTTTGTTTTATCAATTTGAGGATTGCCTCTTGGTGCTTCTGCAAAATGAATTTCATCATCTACAATATTGAATGCTCCCTTATAAATTCTTGCTGTAGAACCATCATTGTGAGTTGTTGCAGAGGAACCAACAAATCCCCTTTCCACTTCAACTAAAGGTATATTTCCACTATTGGTAATAGGACCGAGATTTGTAGTTCCAAATCCAACATTAACTATACCAAGATATTCCTCATCAATTAATAACACATCCTGAATATTGACGGTAGATATTCCACTCAAAGAAACAAAACTGGTACTAATTCCTAAACTTGCACCAACTTCAGCATTTCCACTTAAAGTGTGTGATATTTTTGTAAATGCTATTGGATATTGAACCAATTCGTCAATAGTAATAATACACTTAGAGTTTTTCTCCTTCATAGTAAATCTATGAGCGTTTCCTTCTCCTAGAGAGGTAAATGTTGTTCCAATTCCACTTATGGCATTTGAAGTTGATGTTGCAACTTTAAAAGTATCTTCATTAATTTTGATAGCATATACTGTAGTTGGTAGAACATCGGTAGTATTCATCATCATAGCACTGGTTCCAATACCAATAACTGTTGAATTTGGAGTATAAATTAATTCTTCACCAGTCATGAAGAAATGATCTTCAATGGTGAATATACCAGTTGTTGCGTCTAAGGATGTTGAGTTTGGATTAAATGTTTTTGAAAAAATTGGTGCAAAATTAGAAGTTAATTTGAAATTTTTCTTATTAATCCTATCCAAATTAATGGCATTGTAGAATTTTTCATCAACTCTTTGAGATACTGGTCCATACTCCAAATTATTATATTCATTGACAATATCTAAATCTCTATATAATGATTGATTAAATATCTCAATATCAACTTGTTGATTTTGATCATATGGATAGAATTTTAATAGTATATCATTACCAGACACCTCTCCACCAAATGTTCCAATACCGGTAGAATCATCAAAAGTAACAGGAGTTGCTGAAAGGAATGGTAATTGTTGTGTATAGACATCCGTCCCATCAAATAATAATAAAACTTGATGAAGTGCTTTAGTCGATCCTGCACTTACTTGTACAATAGATTTTGAAGCGTCGAATAATGTTTTATCTAAAGTATTGATTACTGTAGAAGCAAGAGATACGGTAGAATTATAATTTGAATTATAAATAATACTTCTTTCTTGTCCATCTGTCTGATCATTTGATTTGAACCTAAATGTTCCTGTTCCAGATGTTGTTGTTCCAAATCCTACAGTATTTGTTCTTATTTTGATAGTATTTGAAGATATATTTTCATAATCTAAAGATAAAATTCCACTATTTGAATCTAACTTAGATGTAAAGATTCCTATTTGATTTGCTGATAAAGATTTTAAATCTCCATCAATAAAGTAGTCTGATATGTATGATTCCGTACCAAATCCAACGACATAAAGTTTGACATAATTTGCTTTTTTCGTAACTGTATCTGTTACCTGTGCATCAACATAAAAAGAGTTAAAATTATTCGAATCTAAAGAAATTATAGTCGTTGTTCCGATACCAACAGAACTTTCATCTACAGTGGCATCCACAGATCCTATTAAATCTATAAATCCAATAGATTGTGTTCCAGTTCCTATATCATTTGATATAAAACTTTGATTTAATACCTTCAAATCATAATTGGTATTAAATGAATCTACTGGAATAAACCTCAAGAAAGTTTCTTGAAATTCGTTTTCAACTAAATCAAAACTACCATAAGGAGAATCTGAATTATATAGAGACTCATTTTCAACAATGACAGAATTAATGCCATCAGATAAAATAGTGAGGTCAGTCAATTGGTATTCTGTTTTATCTTCACTAGTTATTCTGAATAGATATTTTTCATATCTAGTTGCAACAATTTCATCTATTGATAAAAATTCAGTGATTCCACCCTCAAAGTTTGAGAATTGATTATCTATATTGTCAATTTTTAATACATTAAGATTTTTTAATTCAACATAATTTGTAAGATCTTTAGTTTTGAATTTTAATAATTTTGATTTTGAATTAACAATATCTTCATCAATAACATTGTCAAAATTGTTAATAGTATCTGCTCTTTTTTCATCAATTATATCGTAAATTACAGTAAATCCATCATCAGATTTTGTTAATCCCGCATTACTGGATTTGGATATCTCAGTATCTGCAAAATTTTTCAGTCCACTAGTATGAACTAAATTTTCTACTATAGGTTGTTGTTTTTTATATGATACTGAACTTTTTACAGAATATGATAGATTTTGATAATAATCATTATCAGAAATAACTTGATAATCTTCACTTAATTTACCAATTTCGGTATTCCATCCAATATCTTTTAATTGAGAAAAACTAACATCAAAAATTCCTTCATTAAATGATAACTTATCTATTGTTGCGATATTATCAGACTCAATTCCTCTGAATACTTCTCCTACAGATATCCGATAGGATCCAAAAACCTTTAGTTGATTACCATTACTTTCAATTACCTTCAAATTTCTAATTATTCCGTTAGAAGATAATCTTTCACCAACAAAAAATTCTGATTGTTTTTGAGTTGCCTTAAATGTTGGATAATCATTTTTATTAATTATAATTCCAGAAAAATCTTGAATCGTTTTTGGTGTACCGGTGTTTGTAGTTAATCCAGATACATCAATTGTCACTGTATTATCAATTCCACTATCATCATAGTTCGTTACTTTAAAGAATCTATATCCATAGTCTTCAGAATTAAATCCATCTCCATCAGTGCTAATTTTTTGAATACCTTCAATGAATACTTCATCTCCAACTACAAAAGGAACAACTGTAAATGTGTTACCAATACCTGTAGGTGTCGATAATATACAATTAAAACTTGTATCAGTTACTGACTCTACTCTCTCAACAGCAATTCCATTGGTATTATCTATAGTAAATATATCAACACTATCATCCGGAAGTCCTTTTGGTGGGACAACTACTTTTGCAGAAGAAACTGCAGATCCACTAAGTTTAAGTTCGACTAACCCAGAATCTATTAAATTTCTGCTTATGGGATTGATCAAAATTAATTTTGGTGGTGTTGTATAACCATTTCCACCCCTAATAACAGATATATCTTTTAAAGTACTAGAATTTTTAATTTCAACTGTTGGAGAAATAATTGCTTGAGGTCTTAATGTTTTGTCTGGGGAATATGTAAATTTACTATTAAGAATTTTGCTTTCTTTTATAGATCCAACCAAATTAGATTTTACATTTACAATCAAATCTGTACCAAGAGTAGAGTTTGTAGATTCTAAAACTGGTAATTTTTTATATTCTGCACCAAAAGATAATACGTTCAATGATTTTACTGGTCCTGTTGCTCCAATTGCAGTAGTTGAATATTCTAAAACACTACATTCCGTCGAAGCATAAGAAAGTTTTTCTGGTTTTTTACCTATGTTTAAATTAAATGTAGTTGTTCCAACACCACTAACCGTGTAAGTATTATTGTAAATACTCTCTTCATATGAAATAAGTGAATTATTTTGAACATCGACATCTGCATTTAGTATTACTCCATCTTTTTCCAAAGTGTAATATAATTCTTTTGGAATTTGAGAATCATATTTTAAAGTTAGAGATGCATTGGTAGATACTCCAACAGTACCTATACCAGATATGTTAAATGTGTTTGTAGATCCTGAAGATACAAACTCATTTTTAAACTGAGAATCTGTATAAATTTTTAAACTATAATCGACTAAACTAGAATCCGTGAGATCAAATACTAAATTATTATTTTTAATTGGATTCAGTTGTGGATTAATTAATGAAATTATTTGATCTGAGGATCCAGTCGATGCAAAAGAGACAATTGTTGGTGGAATTTGCTTAACATCAAAAGAAGTCTCACATAAATTAAATTTATTGTCAGAAATCTTATATACAAAATAAACATCCTCGGGTATAGGTCCATTTTGATAAAAAACTTTATCACCAGTTTTTAATCCATGACCTACAATTGAAATTTGATTGGTATTTGTATTAATTCCTGTAGAATTGAATCCAATTGGATTTACAATAATATTGTTAATATCCGAATTATAAAGAACACTAACAGAAGTTGTTGTCCCTAAACCAACTGAAAGATTTGGTTGTACATCCAAAGTTATAGTATCATTATCTTTAAGACCATGAGGTAAACTTGCTGTAGAGATGGAAACAGTTACTACATTTTTTTCAACATCACCCAATATTTTAGTATTATTTGTACTTAAAGAATATCCATCGTTATCATCACCATTACCATGGAAAAATAACTCTTCTCCATTAATAGTAGTTTTTAACCCAATAAGATTTGGATTTTTATTAATAACAAAAAGATTTGAAAAACTAGTAAGAGATACTTCATCACTAGTAAGTCCACTAGTAGATACACCTATTGTGTTCGATCCATTAGTATTAAATCCGACACGTTGATTTGTTGTAAATGGATGATTGTCAATCGAAATACTTCTGGATGGTATATCTCTATTTACAATCGTGTTTCCAAAAATAAATGAAGTCGAATATCCAACACCACTTATAGTAGATACTCCAACAGATTCTTTGGGATTGAAAAATACTTCATTATCAAGTTTAGAATCAAATTTATCTACAGATTTTAGAATTGTGAATGAATCTGGTAAGAACGACACTGGAGTTCCTGCAGTGTGTGATAAACCGACTACTCCTCTTTCAATTCTTAAAATATTTTCATTTTTAAATATACCAAGAACTCTCAATATTTCCGTTCCAATTCCAATACTACTACCAACAGCAATTTGCTCAGGAATGGGTGTGACATATATTTCTGTAGTGACACCTGCAGTTGCTGAAGCACTTATAGTAGAAATACATACTCCATTCGAATATGATGGAACTGTAATTTTATGAGTCCCATTTAAAGATGATAGATTAGTTGAAAATCCAGATATTATTACAGTATCAGAATTTGAAAGATTGTGATTTGGTAGTATTGAAACTTTTACTTCTTCCGAAGACTTCCAAGTAAAAATTGAATCTAGATTTGAAGTTGAATTTGTAACCAAATCTACAATATCTTTACCTTTTACAGATTTTACCCTAACATTTAATCCACTTCCAGAAGTTCCACTTTCATTAAATATTAATTTATCTCCTACATTATAATTAGAACCACTATTCTGTATGTCTACAGATTCTATTGGACCCGATATTACTGATAAAACTTTTATTTTTTGTTCTAAAATATCACTAGTTTCATTAATAAAGTCATAGTCTGCATTATTTTCGGATACTTTATATGGTAAAGTATTTCTTAACAAATTAGAGTTATTAAAATCAAATGATTGATTCAAATCAGAATCTGAAATTAACTTTGATCTATACTTATTACCAATAAAATATGGGAATGATGAGTTGCCGGAGGAATCTAATGTTGCATGGTAAGCATAAACTCCATTTGGATATTCTTTATTTCTTTCATATCTGCCATTATATTCATCCAAATCTCCACTTCCATCAAACTTATAATCTTCTACAAAAAATCCATCTTCAAATCCAGAAGGTCTATCTATTACACTCGATGTATCAATTACATATCCAGATTCTAGGTTTTTTAATCCTGTACGTGTTTCGGGATTTGTATATCCAGTCGGACCATAGATTGGATTTCCATCATACGCCCACCCTATAATTCCAGACTCAGCAGAACTCTTTTCTAAGAATGCATTTCTCAGACCTTCAAAATATTTTGATACTGAATATTGAAGTTTATCTTTTCCTTTTAATACAACTTCACCAGTAGTAAATCTAGATACATTATTATTAATATTTAATTTTCTTATTTGAGGATCTATTAAAGCATTTTTTCCAGATGAAACAACTTTAATTTTTGTGTCTGTAGAGGAATAATTAGATCCAGCATTAACAACTTTAACTTCTACTATTTGTCCATCAGCATTAACTATTGCTCTTAATTCTGCTCCAGTTCCAGATCCCGAAACTACTAAGTCTGGAATAGAAAAATATTCACTTCCACTATAACTGATAGTAACATTTGTAAGTCTTCCGTCAATAACAGTTGGAGTTAATTGAGCAGATTTTCCATTCTTTATGGTTATTACTGGTTTATCTTCATAATTTAGAACTGTCGATCCGTAACCTGTTCCAGATTCGTAAACATATGCATCAATAATTTTTCCTTTTATTACAGGAGTTATTACTAATTCTTCATCTGTTTGAGTTGTTGATCCGATTCCAGCACTAGTATATTTAATAGAAACAGAAATATCTGGATATTTAAAATATTGTTCTCCAGATCCAGTACTACTAAATTTCTCATAATCCCCTCTTTCGTAATTTGAAGTTATTGTTCCTCCAACACCGGCGTTACATAATCTAAAAGAATCATTATCAAGTTTTAAAATATAAAATTGATTGGTAGTTGTGATTCCACTAATTTCAGATGTCTGATAATCATATTCTACAAGTTCACCACTACTAAATCCATGATTTTTAAAGGTGATAGTATCTTCAATTGTAGATATTCCAACAGGTTTAACAATAAGTTTTCTGTTAGTATATCCTTCTCCACCAGAAATAATTTGTATATAATCTATTGTTTTAGAAGAAGAAGAAGTTGAAAATCTATGAGTTCCAGAAGAACCAGTAAAAATTCCTACAGGATTTATACCCAATTGTTGATCGTCCAGATCAAAATATAATTTTATTGTTTTATTATTGACAACTTCAACAAAGTAGGTTGAATCATCTGGAAGATCTGCATTATCTGATAATGTTCCAATTTTTATAGGATTATTTCCTAAAGAATTATAAGATATTTCTTGTCCATTTACAAAATTATGATCTTCTAAAAAGACAATTTTATCTGTAGTTTGATTTACTCCTCCACCAATCGAGAAATTTTTAGCACTAAAGAAAACATCTCTTGGTTTTAAAATTAATACTGGATCTATAACAGCACCACTTCCATTTCCTCCAGAAATTTCAATAGATCCAATCTTATCAATATCGTACTTTTGACTGTCTACGTATATTTTTTCAAATTTTCCACTAACGACTGGTTGAATTAGTGCGGTATTACCAATACCCGATGAAACTTCAACAATTGGTGGGTTAATAACATCATAATTTTCTCCACCATTCAATATATTTACATCTTCAATAGGTCCAAAGTGAATTATATCAGTGGATTTATAATTACTTATTTCTACACCATTTATCAACATTCCCGTTGATCCTGGTAATGTAACATCTCCAGGATCTTGTTCAATATTTTTTCCTAGTGGAAATTTTCTCAAAAGTTTTTGTATTCCAAGTTCAGAATCTTTTTGAGAATCTAAAACAAACGTATGAGATCCTATACCCGAACTTGGTATTTGAAAAGTTAAATTATTTCCAGATTTTATTAAAGATTGAGAACCATATAATTTAAATTCATCATTTTTTGTTTTTTTCACAAAGTAATTTCCAGTGGTTAATCCTACCAAAGGTTCTCCCTCAGAAGAATAAAATATTTTATCACCTGTTAAAAATGGTACAATATCATCAATTACTTTTATAGTATTAAATACACCATTATTTTTATCTTTAAGACTATCAGTAGATTCAATACTAACAGTTTTTATATTAGTATCAATATTTAAACGATAATTTTTTATTGGTTTGTCTGAAGAATCTTTAAAATTATTGTTTATATTTGATGGAAATGAATTGGATGCTACATATGCATATTCATCTTTATCAACATACAAATTAAGAACATCAGATAATAGAGAATTATTATCAAATTTAAATCCAGACTTTTGAACCTTATTTAACTTTCTTCTTATATTATATTTTGTGGATGTTTCTTTTTGAAAAATTGAAGTTTGAGTTTCAGAATTTATTGCATTTTGTAAATCTAAAGTGTTAGTATTCTTATCAATTGTTCTAACGTAAATGGGATTATTAGTAGGAACTATGACTTCTGGAATAGAATCCCTTTGTACTACTTCAACTTCATCACCTACCTTTAAACTAGATCTATTAATAGTAGATCCTAGTTCTGGGGTGGTGTCATTATTTGTTACTTGATAAGTAGCACTTGTATTGTATATAAAAGAATTTGCAAAAATTTCTTTCCAGTTTGATCCATTATCTTCAATTTTGTCTCCTACATTTTTAATACCTACTAAATCATTTTCAGATACAATAAAATTTTTATTTTGTTCCTTTAAATTTGTAATTACACCCAAAAGTATTATTTCTACTTTTTTGGTGATATCTCCACCTTCATAAGAGAAATAAGTTTCGTTAGATCTAATATTTGATGTTTTAGTTATCTCAGAATTAATTCCAGTACATCCAAAAAATTGATTGATGTTTTTGTCTGTATATGAAATAGTATTAGTTCCGGAAATTAAAGTTCCAGATTCTGGAAAACTGACCGTTGAGTCTACCGTTAAAATGGAATCTCCTACAGATGCATTTTCGGTTAATTTTGTATTAGGAGTAATTACAAAGTCTCCTTCAATAGAAGATCTTCCATCATTGCTAACATAAAGTTGAATCTTAAAATAAGTTTTTCCTTTTCTTGTAAATGGCTCTACCGAAGAAACTGAAGCAGTTGTATTTTCATCATTACTTTTTACAATAGTTTCTCCAACAATATTCATAGGTTCACCAGTTATTGCTTCCGCAACGACTATTTCTCTTCTAACATAATTTGCAGAAGATGGTTTTAGCAAATAATCTTCTAAGTTTATAACAGAAGGTGTTTCTCCAAAAACAACCTTAAAAAGAATTTTTATTGCTTCATCGGTTCCTTTAGATGAATAAAAATCTTTTGCGTTTTTTATAAAATTACCAACATCTATTTCATCCACTAATGAAATCTTTTCAAATCCTGGTGCAAATGTTGTCTTAAATTTTTTATAAAATTCTTTTAAAAATAAAGAACTTAAATTTTGAATAGAAGAGTTTAATTTATGACTCTCTGCGTTTGATGTTTCAAATAATAAATTTTCCTCAGTTAAATCTTCATTATAATCAGTAATTCCACTAAATCCTCTAATACATCCAGTAAATGTATTGGTAGTTAGTCCAGTATATGTAATAATTTCATTATCAATTTTAAGAAGACCGTATTGACTTGGAAAACCTCTTGTACTAGAAACATTAATTATGTTATCGGAAGATGTTACATCAGAAGTTAATAATGTACTATCAACAACAACTTCTGGTTTTAAATTATCTAATTTTAAATATTCATCCAAATTATCACTAAGGTCAACTGGTCCACCTTGATATTCTTGAGAAATATAATATTGTTTTAAAAAGTCTACAGTTTTTGGACTTTCATCCAAAATAAACTCTGGTAATTGGTTTGAGACTATATCCTGAATCTTAATTTTAGATTCAATTCCAGTTTGTATCATATTACTTTCTTATTAAATTTCCGTTTGAATAGCTTGAGGTATAAAAATCACTGACAAATCTAGTTCCAGATATTTCATCTCCAGAAGCAATCACGTCTCTTACCATATTTATTGTACTTTTAGGAATGCTTAAAGAGACATATAAATCTCTCAATCCAACAACATCGTTTGATTCTGGAAAAGCCTGAATTTCAATAACGTTACCGGGAATATCAGTTTCTGTAATATTTAACGGTCCAAAAATAATTTCTCCTTTTTTATAATCAACTGTTCCAACATTTTTAGAAACTATAATAGAATTTCCACTAGAATCAATTTTAATTATTGAAACAATTCCAGTATCCAATACTTGATTGGTATCAGATACATTAGGAATATCTGTCAAATATACTGTTGAAGGTTCTCCAAAGATTTTAAATCCAGTTGACTTTATATTTTTACCATTAATGTCTACATGAAAACGATTTCCAAAACACAATTCATACTGAACAAAAGTATTCAATACTGCTTTTAAATCTCTGCGAATAATAATTTTTGTTATATTTGATGTAATAGAAGTATCAGTGTTATCAATAACTTGTTGCAATTTACTGTATTTTAATCTTCCACCAAATGAATTGAAATCTAAAGATTTTGAATATTTTTTCAGATTTTCTATAACTGTCGTTTTTAAATTATTTTCTGTAGATACTTGAGAGTAATTAAAATAAACTGAAGAGTCTAATTCAATATAAAGAATTTTTAGGTCCGTTATTTTTTGATTTATTCCGGATACAGAATATTGTTTTAATTTAGATAAAATTTGTTCTTTATTAAAATCAGAAACAAAACTTCCATTTTTTGGTTTAATACTAATTTGCACTGTACCAAATTGAGGTGGATCTAATTGCTCACCACCAACTACAGAAACGGATTCTGTATTTGGATATATTTTTTTAATTATAGATTCATAATCTCTTGATGTAACAGCTCTAAACTGAGAAGAATATAATTTAGGAGCAAAATATTTAACAGAATCTATTGATTCAATATCTCCACCATTAATAGATGATTGATTTGTTGTGATTGAAACGGTTCCTGGATCAATAATTTGTGGAATTTCAGAAGCATCCACTAAAGTACCTGAGAATGAGAAATTAGCAGCACCATTTCCATCCTTTCCATCAGTTACAATGTAATTTGCTTTGATATATGTTCCATCACCATTTTCACCCAATTTTTTGCCAATAAGTCCATCACCAAATCTCAGTTCGTATTTTTCATCCTGTATTTCACTGAGAAAAAATACTCTAGAATTTTTATCAACATTTATAATATTTTCAGACAAAGTATATTCAGTACCTACAATATCTTGAGATTTACTGATGTATACTTTTAAAGTAGATGTATCTATAAAAGAATTATTCAAAATAAATCTTTGATCTAAAGATCCATCATATAAAAATTGTTTCTCTAAAAATATTCCTTGAAAAACATCTATATTATTAAATGATGCTGTAAATGTTGTTGGATTACCTTCTCCGTCAAAATTTCCACCAACAGTATTTGCTGTAATGTCCTCTACTATGGCAAATGTATATGTGGTATCGTTAGCACTACCAACACACACTATACCTGCCTTCAGGGTCAACGTAGGGGTGTTTTTAGTCGTTGTTACGTTAAATGATATCTGTGCTGCTGATGCCGTTCTGGAACGTGGTATATAACCAATATTTCCTGCAAGAGAAACAACGTTTTCTCTTAGAGTTGCTGAATCCAAAAAGGATTCATTCACAATCATATTTGAATTGAATGCTGTAATATAACTGTTATATGCTAAAGTGTCTATCAGAACAGAAAAATTAGATCCTTCAAAATCAAAGTCTGTGAACGTGGAGTTTGCACGGAGATAATCTTTGATAGAAGTCTTTATCTGATCGAAATCCAGATTTGCGTATTTTGTAAAAGGCATTTTATCTTGTTGCCTCTAAGAGGAACGAATATTCTTGTGTTGGAAACTCTTGACCAATAATATCAAATATAACAGTTACATTAAAGGTGTTTTCATCAGCTATAGGATCTACGATAACTTGTAGATTTTCTACCCTTTCTTCAAAGTTTTCAATAGCAATTTGAACTTGATCTTGAATGACTGATGCAGTACCAAAATCAACGAACTCAAATAGACTTCTCCTTACATCAGATCCCAACAAAGAATTAAAAAATCTCTCTGTTGGAATCGTTTCTACAATATTTCTCACAGAACGACGAATTGCGTTCTCATTTTTTAGTATGG